CAGCAGCATATCAACCATTGATGACTACTGCGGATGACAACATTGACCTAACAATTGCTACACTATCTGGTGGTGCAGTTGCTACAGGTAAGTTGCGCATCTGGGCAGTTATGATGGACTGTACAGATCGGGGTAATGACGGTACTGCTCAAGAAGTAGATCGTGATACACTTGCATAACTAATTTAAGGGGGCAGGGAAACTTGCCCCCTTTAAGTTTATCTAAGGGATTTTTTCATGGCAACTTATGTAGTCTTAACAAATCAACTGCTAACACGTTTAAACGAAGTCACACTAGACACTGCAGGTGATGGTTTTACAACTGTACGTAACGTTCAGGCTTTAGCTAAAGATGCTATTAATAACTCCATTAGAAATATAATACAAACAGGACAAGAGTTTCCATTCTTAAAAACAACTAATACACAAACACTATCAGCAGGAACAAGGCAGTATTCTTTTCCTGATGATTATTCTAGTGCAGACTGGGAAACTTTTTATATTAAGAAGTTAACGTCTGTTGATAATACACCAATGCACTTACCTTCAATTACGTATGATGAGTACATTCAAAAGTACAGACACTTTGATGATACAGGAGATGCAACAGGCATATCTTCACCAACTCTAATATATCAGACTAATGAAGAAAAGTTTGGATTGACACCAATACCTGATAACTCCTACGAAATAGAATATGTTTATTGGAAGTTTCCTTCTGATTTATCAGCCTTCAATGATACGTCTGTTATACCAGATAGGTTTAATCACGTAGTTATTGATGGCGCTATGATGTACATGATGAGGTTTAGGTCTAATGAGCAGAGTGCTGCAATGCACCAACAAAACTTTGAAGACGGTATTAAAGCTATGAGAAGAGTTCTTGTAGATGAACAGCTAAGAGTGAGATCAACAGTTGTTGATAGGATCAACTCTTCTAATCAAGTACTAGGTAGAGTATTTTAATGCCAGATAATCTAGCCTCGTTTAAAGTTTTCTGTCAGGGAGGACTAAATACTAGTAGGGATGTGTTATCTCAGGGTGAGACACAGCCTGGGTCTGCTACTGCGCTTATTAACTACGAACCTGCTGTTACTGGTGGTTACAGAAAGATAAGTGGGTTTGCTAATAACTACGGCACAGTTACAGGAACAGGAAGTGTCCTTGGTGTTTGTGTAGCAGACGGTATAAACGATGGCATACTAGCTTGTAGAAAACCATCATCAGGTAACAACTACTTACATAAATGGAATAACTCTAGTTCAGCTTGGGATGCTGTAACGACTGCAGGTTCACCTACAATGGTAGGAGTAACCAAAGTTAGATTCTCTAGACTTAACTTTGCTACACCAAAGGTAGTTTTAACAGATGGTATAAATCCTGCAGCTACTTATGATGGAACAACTTACACACAGATTACACATAATGATGCTCCTACTGACCCAAAGTTTTCTGCAATATTTCAAAATCATTTATTCTTAGCAGGTGATCCTGCACACCCAACTAAACTCTTTTTTAGTGCTCCACTAGCAGAAACAAATTTTGCTGCTAATGATGGTGCAGGAGTAATAAATGTAGGTTTTCCTATAGTTGCTATCAAATCATTTAGAAACGAACTGTTTATATTTGGTGCAACTAACATTAAAAAATTAGGTGGTACTGCATTAGCTAACTTTACACTACAGACTGTTACAGATGACCTTGGGTGTTTAGCTACAGATAGTGTTATAGAAATTGGTGGTGACTTATTATTCTTATCACAAGATGGTCTACGTCCTATTTCTGGTACAGATAAGATAGGAGATGTTAATCTCGAAACAATATCAAAAGACATTCAGTCTATTTTTACAGACATTATTTTTGATATTGACCTTGAGGGTTTAAATGCAGTAGTAATTAGACAGAAAACACAGTTTAGATATTTCTTTGCAGGAGCAGATTCTCAAGGTATTATAGGCGGTTTTAGACAAACACCTAACGGTCTGCAGTTTGAATACAGTCAGATGTTAGGTATTACAGCTACTTGTGCAGACAGCGGTTACATAGGACAAAACGAAATTGTTATACACGGTACTTCAACAGGTAAAGTACAACAACAAGAACAAGGTAATAGTTTTGGTGGAGATCCAATATTTAGTATATTTCAAACTCCTTTCTTCCATATGCAAGACCCAGAACAACGTAAAGTATTTTACACTGTAGCTACATACTTACGTTCTGAAGGAGACAACTCAATAGTGATGTCAGCAGTATACGACTATGAGGACGTAGATACTTTAAATCCTACTAACTTTAATTTATCTACAATAGGAGCAGCAGCTTTCTTTAACGAAGCAACATATAACAGCACTGCAATATTTGATGGGAATCCATCCCCAGTTCAGAGAACTAATATTTCAGGATCAGGTAAATCCGCATCTTTAAAATTCGTAACTAATGACACAAGTGCATCACATAGTATACAAGGTTTAGTGATTACATTTGGGGTAGGAGATAGGTTATAAAATGGCAGGTTATTCAAGACAATCAGCAGCCGATATTATCGCTAATGCGATTATTAAAGCTGCACCAGTAAACGCAGAGTACAATGCTCTACGAGATGCTTTTGCTTTAGCTACTGGACACAAGCATGACGGTAGTTCTACTGAAGGTGGTTACGTACCTCTGATAGCTGACAGTGATGCACTAAACAAAGTTGTTATAGATACTAGTAACAACCGTATAGGCTTCTTTAGTGAAGTGGGTGGAGCAGCAGTAGAGCAGATACGTATTCAAGATGGTGCTATAATTCCTGTAACTGATGATGATATTGATCTTGGTACATCAGCACTTAAGTTTAAAGATTTGTACATTGATGGTATTGGTTATTTTGACTCTGTAGACATAGATGGGGGATCAATAGATGGAGCATCAATAGGTGGATCTTCTGCAGCAGCAGGTAGCTTTACTACAATAGGTGCATCAGGAGCAGTTACCCTTGCAAGCACTCTAGCAGTGACAGGTACTTCTAGCTTTACAGGTGTAGCTACTATAACATCTGCAGACATTAACTCTGGTACTATGGATAATACTACCATTGGTAACACAACGGCTGCTGCAGGTACATTTACAGACCTTACTACTTCAGGGACATCTACTCACGCTACTGTTGATATTAACGGTGGTGCAATTGATGGTGTTACCATAGGTGCATCTTCTGCAGGTGCAGGTACATTTACAGACTTAACAGCTTCTGGAACAACAACTGTAACTACTGCAGATATAAATGGCGGTAATATAGATGGTACAATTATTGGTGCTTCTAGTGCTGCAGCAGGTAGCTTTACAACTATATCGACAACTGGGCAAGCTACATTAGCTACTGTTGATATTAATGGTGGCGCTATTGACGGTGCTATTATCGGTGCGTCAAGTGCTGCTGCTATAACAGGTACAACTATTACAGCAAGCTCAGGCTTTGTTGGGGATTTGACAGGTAATATTACAGGGGATATAGACGGTGACATCACAGGTAATATCACTGGTAATGTTACAGGTAACGTAACAGCTAATTCTGGTACATCTACATTTGCTAACGTAACAGTCAACGGAACTCTAGACGTTACAGGTACAACAATTGCTAACGTTACTGATCCCAGTAATGCACAGGATGCTGCGACTAAAAATTATGTTGACACAGAAGTAGCTGCACTTGTTGACTCTGCTCCAGGTACACTAGACACATTAAACGAACTAGCTGCAGCCCTGAATGATGATCCAAACTTCTCTACAACTATTACAAATAGTATAGCTACCAAGCTACCGCTTGCAGGTGGTACAATGTCTGGTGCTATCGCTATGGGTACATCTAAGATTACAGGACTAGGTGATCCTACAGCAGATCAAGATGCAGCAACTAAAAAATACACTACAGATACATTTTTACCGTTAGCAGGTGGTACTCTAACAGGTGCAGTAGCAGCAGGTAGTAACAAAATTACTGCTAGTTATACACCTAGTGCAAGTGCAGATTTGACAACCAAGACATATGTTGATAGTATTCTGGGATCAGGTACTGCAGCAGCAACGTCAGCTACAGCAGCCGCTTCTAGTGCTACAGCCGCTGCTTCAAGTGCCACTGCAGCAGCAAGTAGTGCAACAGGAGCAGCTTCTAGTGCAACCTCTGCAGCAGCCAGTTTTGATTCGTTTGATGACAGATACCTTGGTGCTAAGTCATCTGCCCCTAGTACAGACAATGACGGTGATGCTCTTCAGGTAGGAACTCTCTATTTTAATACTACTACAAACTCTATGCAGGTTTATGGTGGTTCTGGTTTTACTGCAGCAGGTTCATCTGTAAACGGAACTTCAAGTCGTAACACTTATACAGCTACTGCAGGTCAAACTTCTTTTGCAGCTACATACGATTCTGGTTTTGTAGATGTTTATCTTAATGGTGTAAAACTACTAGCAGGTACAGACTTTACTGCTACAAACGGTACTTCAGTTGTATTAGCTTCTGGTGCTGCAGTAAATGATATAGTAGACATTGTAGCCTACGGTACATTTACACTAGCCACTCACTATACTAAAACAGAAACTGATGATCTTTTAGCTGCTAAACAACCTTATGCAACAATTGCAGTTACTGTTGTAAACTCTGGTGGTAACAAGTATGCTCTTGATGGAACAGTACAGCAACTAGCTCAACTTAGACCCTCAATAACATATAGGTTTGATCAGTCAGATAGCAGCAACTCAGGACATCCACTACGATTAAGTACAACTTCAAATGGTACACATGGTGGTGGTAGTGCATTTACTACAGGTGTAACAGCAGTAGGTACTCCAGGTTCTGCAGGAGCTTACACAGAAGTTAAACTAGAACAAGATGCTCCAAATACTTTATATTACTATTGTACAAACCATAGTGGTATGGGTGGTGAAGTTGATGTAAATGCTAAACTACCTCTATCAGGTGGTACACTTACTGGTGGACTAACAGGTACAACTGCTACGTTTACTGGTGATGTAACGATTGCCGATAAGATTGTTCACAGTGGTGACACAAACACAGCGATACGTTTCCCTGCTGTTGATACCGTTACTATAGAAACAAATGGGTCTGAGCGACTACGCATAGACAGTAGTGGTAATGTTGGGATTGGGACGTCTAGTCCAGATGTTTCTGGCAATGGCACATCTTATGTAGGCTTATCAGTAATTGAAACTTCTGGCAATAGACGTGGCTTTATTGAAATAGGCGATAATCAAAATGCTGATACTGGTGGCATTGGTGATATTAACTTTGTTGGTCATTACCAAAGTTCAGGGCATAAAGTTATGGCATCAATTAGAAGTGCTGCTGATGGTAGTACTTCAGGGCAAAGAGGTGCTAATGTAACAATACTTACTAAAGCAGATGGCAGTTCTTCTTTAACAGAACGTATGCGCATCAACAGCAGCGGTAATGTTGGTCTTGCAACCTCTGATATATCAGGCTTTGGTGGCACATATAAAGGACTTGATGTTGCTTACAAAGGTAGTGGTCTTGCAGGTAGGACTGACAACCCAACTTTTGATATGCGTTCAAATCTGTTTTATGATGGATCAAATTATAAATATGGAGAGGGCAGCACAACAGCAGGTATTTTAAGTGTTGGTGGTGCTCAATTAATATTTTCCAACGCACCAAGCGGTACAGCAGGGGCAACAGCAACCGTTACAGAACGTATGCGAATAGACAGCAGCGGTAATTTCATTGTTGGAAAAACCACAAGCACTGTAGGAACAGCAGGAACTTCTATAGAAAGCACAGGTCGAGTCGAGATTAATGCTGCAAATACAACGCCATTATCAGTCAGTAGAATTACTGATGAAGGTGACATGATTCATTTATACGAAGGCTCAACACTGCGTGGGCGTATTGGCATTGAATTAAACGATGTATTTATTGCATCAGCAAACACTGGTTTAAGGTTTGATTTTAATACAAATCGTGTAGTTCCTTGCACAACGACAGGAGCAGGATCAGATAACACAGATGACTTTGGTGATCCTATTGCAAGATGGAAAGATGGTTACTTTGGAGGCACAATAACTGATGGTGACGGTAATGTAAGAGCTATTCCTAAGTCTGGTTCTGACAAAACATCTAGCTATACGTTGACCACTGGTGACGTAGGAAACTTCATAGGCATTGGATCGGGTGGATCAATAACCGTTCCAAACAGTACCTTTTCAGCAGGAGATGCGGTTTCTATATTCAACAATACATCTGGTGATCGTACTATTACTCTATCTATTTCAACTGCGTATATTGCAGGAACAGACGGAGACGTAAACAGTGTGACGCTTGCAACTAGAGGGGTCTGTACGATACTATTTATAAGCGGAACTGTCTGCGTGTTATCAGGGAATGTAAGTTAATGTCAGGCATTATGATGCAAATTTTAGGTAGTGGTGCTGCAGCAGGTGCAGGTCTTGATGTGGATGAAGTGTTCAGCACGTTTCTATGGAGTGGAAATAATTCTACACAAACAATTACCAACAACATTGATCTTAGTGGCGAAGGTGGTCTGGTTTGGATTAAAGAAAGAACAGGCAACGAAGGGCATCGGCTGATTGATACCATAAGAGGTAACACAAAGATGATACGTTCAGATGCTACTGGTGGAAATTACACTATAGATGGTGGTTTTAACGATTTTACCTCTACAGGTTTTACTTTGGAAGCAGATAATGGTTGGTCAATAAACTCTTCATCCGAAGACTACACCTCTTGGACATTTCGCAAAACCCCTAAGTTTTTTGATATTGTAACTTGGTCAGATGGAGACGGCACAACAAATCACTCAAAGCAAATCTCTCACAATTTGGGCAGCACTCCAGGCATGATCATAGTTAAAAAAGTATCACAAAATGGTGACCGTTGGCAAGTTGCTCATAGAAGTATGTCAACAGGAGATGTTTTATATTTAGATGATACAAGTGCAAAAAACGGGCTTGATGCAAACACAGTAAGAATTGTAAATGACAGTTATTTTACTATTGCATATAACCAAACAAACGAAGAAGGTCAAACCTACATAGCCTATCTATTCGCACACAACAATAATGACGGTGGGTTCGGCCTTGATGGTAATCAAGATGTTATTAAGTGTGGGAGTTATACTGGAAATGGTTCTGGAAATGGCCTCAGTATTAATCTTGGATTTGAACCTCAGTGGGTTATGATTAAAAGGGCAACCACCGATACTGGCGATTGGAAAATCTTTGATGCTATGCGTGGTGTGGCGACAGGTGGGACAACAAATCTTCTGGAGCCAAACACTAGTGATACAGAGACTGCAAACAACGATATTGATTTTGATGCTAATGGATTTAACGTCATAAATGCTAACTCAAGAATAAATGCTTCTAATGCTACTTTCATTTACATGGCAATTCGCAGAGGCCCACTAGCTGCACCTACTGATGCGACTAAGGTTTTTGCTATTGATGATAAAGGGTCAGGTGGTTCTACAACAGATCCTGCACATACTAGTAACTTTGTTGTGGATATGGCTATAAGAAAAAGAACAGATGCAGTACATCAGTGGTTTAATTCTGCAAGACTTATTTCGGGTAGATTTTTGAAAACAGATGGGAATGATGCTGAAAGCTCATCAAGTCAATTTATTTTTGATTACAATAATGGGTACAGAGAAGCAAGTAACGCAGATACTAATGATATTTCATGGATGTGGAGAAGAGCACCTGGTTATTTTGATGTGGTTACTTACAAAGGAAACGGAACAGCAGGGCATACTGTAAGCCATAACCTTGGTGCAGTACCAGAGATGATGTGGGTAAAGCAGCGGCCTTATACTAGCGATTGGAGAGTGTATCATTCTGCGCTAGGAAATACTAAAGCTTTAAAACTAAATGCAACAGCTGCGTCAGCTACTCTTACATCTGCATGGAACAGCACAACGCCTACAGCTAGTGTGTTTACACTTGGCACGTCAAACGATACTAATGAGAATAATTTAGCTCATATAGCCTACCTTTTCGCTACCGTAGCAGGTGTATCCAAGGTGGGAAGCTATACTGGAACAGCCTCTAGTCAAAATATAGATTGTGGTTTTTCATCAGGAAGTAGGTTTGTCCTTGTTAAACGTTATGACGGAACAGACAGTTGGTATATTGCAGATAGCGTTAGAGGAATAAGCTCTGGTCAAACTGATAAAATACTTAAATTAAATAGCACTGACGCACAGTTTACAGAGTCAGATAACAGCGCAGACTATATTGCTCCACATTCATCTGGATTTAATCTGCCTGGAGATAGTCCGTTTAATGGTAGCGGTGATGACTTTATCTTCTACGCAATCGCATAACAAATCAACTGACGAAAGGAGAATCAACTAATGTCAGAATATCGTGAAAGAAAAACAGGTGAAGTTAAAACACAAGGCCAATGGAGAGCAGCATTTCCTAATATGTCTCTGCCAAGGGTCTGGACAAGCAACGTCTGTGACGCAATGAATATTGATCCAGTACTGGCATCTCCTGCTGCTACAACCACTGCATATCAAACAAGTGTGCGTGATGGTGTAGAGCAAGACAGCAAAGGCAACTGGGTTGAGAAGTACGTAGCTAAAGACATGTTTGCTGATACAACTGACGAAGATGGTAAGAAGACTACTAAAGCAGAACATGAAGCAGCTTATCAATCTACACTAGACACTAATGTTGCTGCATCAAACAGATCAACTAGAGACACCAAACTTGCAGATACAGACTTTTATGCCTTGTCTGATGTAACTATGTCAGATAGTATGAAGACATACAGACAAGCATTACGTGATCTACCTGATCACAAAAACTGGCCTAACCTAGAAGAAGATGACTGGCCTACAAAACCATAACACAAAGGAGAATGGTACAATGGGAAAAGATAAAAAGACCCCAATCACTATAAACGACAAAGAGTATATCATTGAGGATATGGCTCCAGAACAGCAAACAATGGTCAACCATATTGCTGACTTAGAAAGAAAGCTCAACACAGCACAGTTCAATATGGATCAGTTACGTGTGGGCAGAGATGCGTTTGTAAATATGCTAACTGCTAAACTAGCAGAAGAGGAAAAAGAGGCTGCATAGCAGTTTAACTTGAAAGGACTTTAACTAATGACTAGAGCAAGAGATTTAGCTGACTATATTTCAACAGGTGTCTCAGACACTGAGCTTGATGTATTGGACGGTGTTACAGCAGGTACTGTTACAGCATCTAAGGCTCTAGTCGTAGATGCAAACAAAGATATAGCAAGTGTTAGAAATGCAACACTTACAGGTACAGCCACTATTAATACTTTAGCTGTTGATGGCGGCACAATAAAGCTAGACGGTAATTATCCTACTGGTACAGGCAACGTGGCGTTGGGTGATACTGCGTTAGACAGTCTGCAATCTGGTGGTGATTATAACATAGCTATAGGCCATAATGCAGGAACAGCAGTCACAACAGGCATAGATAACACCTTAATTGGTGGTGGTGCAGGAGATGCTCTAACTGATGCGGATAATAATGTAGCTGTAGGACGTAATGCTTTAGGGTCAGATACTTTAGGTTCTAGGAGTACAGCCGTAGGTAGAGGTGCTTTAGGAGCACAAAACTTCACCACCGCCACCGATAGTAACAATACAGCCGTTGGTTATACCGCAGGTAATTCCGTCACAACAGGTACAAGTAACACCTTTTTTGGTGCAGAAGCAGGACTGAATGTCATAACAGGGGCCGAGAATGTAGCAGTAGGTTTTCAAGCATTAAGAGCCGAAGATGGTCATGGTCAAAATACAGCAGTAGGTCATCAAGCATTAGAAGATTTAAATGCAGGGGCAACTGGTAACAATACAGCCGTTGGTCACATTGCAGGTAGAAGAATGACTACAGGCACAGAGAATACCCTTATCGGTGCAGCAGCAGGTGATGCTATGACTGGTGCTAACAAAAATGTTGCAGTGGGTAAAGATGCAGCAGGTGCTACAACTATAGGGGCTCAGAACGTTGCTATTGGTCATAGTTCTCTTTCAACAAATACAAATGGTGACAAAGCTACAGCAGTTGGTACTGATGCATTATTGAACCAAAATCCTTCTTCAGCAGGTAATACTTTTAATGTTGCAGTGGGACACTCAGCAGGTAAAGCAATCACAACAGGCACACTTAACAACCTCGTGGGGGCGCTTGCAGGTGATGCTTTGACCACAGGTAGTGAAAATGTAGTTATGGGTCATGCTGCTTTAAGTACAGAAGATACAGGCCGTAAAAATGTAGCAATTGGCTACAGTGCTTTAAATGCACAAAATGCTGATGTAGATAATTATAATGTGGCAGTAGGCTACAATGCAGGACTATCAGTCACAACAGGAACAGATAACACTTTTATCGGTGCATTAACAGGTGATGGTATTGATGATGCAACTCAGTGTACCGCTGTTGGCAGGTCAGCTTTGGGTAATGGTAACTGTGGAAATAATAATACAGCATTTGGTTACGGTACTCTTAGCGATGTAACAGGAACTCATAATACAGGATTAGGCCATAATGCAGGTGGTGCAATGACATCAGGCTCTAAGAACGTAATCGTAGGTAGCTATGACGGCAACGAAAATGGCCTAGACATCCGCACCTCAAGCAACAACATCGTGCTGTCGGATGGGGATGGTAATCCTAGAGTTGTTACAGACAGTACTGGTAAGACTCGTGCACAGTCTTATGCTGAAACATATGTATCCCTATCAGGAACATCACCTACAGTAAACTGTAATAACGGAAACGTATTTGCTTTAACTACATCAGGTAATACTACCTTTACATTTAGTAACCCACCTGCTTCAGGTACAGCTTACGGCTTTACACTTAAACTTACATCGGGTGGATCACACAGTATAACATATCCAAACACTGTAGACTTTGCAGGTGGTACAGCCCCAGATGCTCCTGCATCAGGTGAGACTGACGTGCTTGTATTTATTACAGTAGACGGTGGCACTAACTGGTACGGTGCTCTAGCAATTGACGCAGCAGGATAATAACGAATGAGTAACATTGCAAGAATGATGCAAAGAGCTACTGCAGGTGCAGGTGGTGCAGGTCTTGATGTAGACGATGTGTTCAGCACGTTTTTGTATAAGGGAAATAACTCTACACAAACGATCACCAACAACATTGACCTTAGTGGCGAGGGTGGTTTGGTTTGGATTAAAAATAGGTCAACTTCATCTAATCATTCTTTATTTGACAGCGAAAGTGGTGCAACAGGTGGCAAAAAGCTACGCACTAATCTTACTAGCGGCATACAAACTTTTAATGGGTCTAATGTTTTTACTACTAGCTCAACAGGATTTGCTCTTAACAACGATGCTAGTAATGATATGAACGATAGCACATATGACTACGTCTCTTGGAGTTTTCGCAAAGCCCCTAAGTTTTTTGATGTTGTAACGTGGACTTCAAACGGAAGTGGTTCACAACGAGTAAATCATAATTTAGGCGCAGTACCTGGGCATATTGTGATGAAAAGAACAGATGCCGATGGCCCTTGGCTTATGAGTCCTTTGTACTCTGATGGAGATAGAGGTTATAGGCAATCTAGTAGCACTTTTGGTTTTGACAGCACTGGCTATATAGGTACAAAGACTAGTGGTTTGTCGAGTGGTTTTACTGCAACTGACTTTAGACCCGAATACATAGATGGATATGGTACTTACACTAATATTAATGGAGCAACCTTCGTAGCCTACCTATTCGCACATAACAACGGTGACGGTGAGTTCGGCCCTGATGGTGATGCTGATATTATTAAGTGTGGGAGTTACACTGGTAATGGTAGCACTCAATCTATTTCATTAGGTTTTGAACCTCAATTTATATTTTTAAAAAGTGCAAGCTCCTCTAGTAACTGGGTAATACTTGATAGCATGAGGGGCGTTGTTACAAGTAGCTCCGCTGCCGATGATAAATATTTATTTCCAAACTCAAATACAAGTGAAGGTGGTGGTATACCTATGAACTTCACTGCAACAGGTTTTGATTTGGCTAATGAAGATACATCAAACAAAAACGGTAACACATTTATCTACATGGCAATACGCAGAGGTCCACTGGCTGTACCAGATGATGCGACTAAAGTTTTTGCTATGGACACATCGCATAGTGATAACAATAACACTGTTACTGGAGATCAATATACCGCAGGTTTTCCTGTTGATTTTGCTTGGCAAAGAAGAGTAGCTAATACTGGTAACTTTGTTGTTGGAACTAGACTTTTAGGAAAAACCTTTATAACGACTGATACACATGATGTTGAGGGAGCAAACAATGATGGCACTTTTGATCATCAAACTGGTTGGTATTCTGGCTCAACAACAATAAGTACTAGTCGTCAAAGTTGGATGTGGAGGAGAGCACCTGGGTATTTTGATGTGGTTGCTTACACAGGTAATAACAACTACTATACATCTCAAAACATAACTCATAATCTTGGTGTAGTACCTGAGATGATTTGGATAAAAAATAGAGATAGAACAGCTTCTTGGGCAGTATATAGTAAAACAATTGGCGCTCAAAAGAAACTTGATCTAGACGGTACTTCTGGTGCAAGTGCCAACGATAGTGCTTACTTTAATAATACAACGCCTACATCTTCAGTATTTACTGTGGGTAATTCTAATAGGGTAAATCAAGCAAATGAAAGTCATGTAGCTTACCTTTTCGCTACCGTAGCAGGTGTATCGAAGGTGGGAAGCGTCAGCCACACAAACGGCTCTACAACTAACGTAGATTGTGGCTTTAGTAGTGGTGCAAGATTTATACTTTTAAAACGCTATAATGATACAGGAAATTGGGTTGTGTTTGATTCAACTAGAGGAATTGTAGCAGGGAATGACCCCTATTTACTTTTAGATAAAAATGATGCTGAAGATAGTTATGGTGCGTCTGATGCAATTGATCCATTAAGTTCAGGTTTTACGATTACTGGTAATTTCTTCACTACTGGTGATTACATCTTCTACGCAATAGCATAACAATATGAGTGATATTAAATTGACACCAGAAGAGGTAGAGACAATGCTAGACAACGCAGCTAGACGTGGTGCTAAAGAGGCACTACGTTCTATTGGGCTACTTGACGATGATGCTGCCAGAGATATTATAGAGATGAGAAGTTTGCTAGAGGCATGGCGTGACACACGTAAGTCTGTCTGGTCAACTGTAGTTAAAGTAACCACTGTCGCACTGCTAACGTTTATTGCAGGTGCGGTGTGGATGACAATGGGAAAGTAAGGAATAAGATATGACAGTACAAGTTACAGACATATACGGTGACACTAGAGGATATGCGGATGAAGATGCTCGAAACGCTCAAGCTGCTGTGGATAGGGAAAAAGCTATTTTAGAAGCTGCTCAAACTGGTGACTACTCCAAGATAATGAATGCTAAAGACCGTTATGGTCAAACACTTGCAGGTAGGGGTGATGCAAGTACAAAGTTAAAAGAGCTTCAGTCTGCAGGTAATACTATACTTAAGAAGTATAATTCTTTACAAGGTACACGAACTGGTAATTACAGTGATGCTACTAGAGATGCTCCTATGATACTGGGAGGAGTAGAAACAAAAGGAAGTAGATATGACGATATTATTACTCAAGGTGATGGGGGGTATGCTGTTTATGACAGTCACACAGATGCTGAAGGTAATCAGTACCTAGCTGTATCAGGTAAAAACTCTAGCTTTATCCAGAAGATAGATATTGATGGTAACTCTAGTAGAGTAGCAACTCCACCTAAGAAAAAAGGAAAAAGAAATACTAATATAACTAGAGTTTTAGGTGCTTTTGAAAATTTAAAAGCAGGTATGTCTACTGATACTGTTGATGTTGATGATACTGTCGATGATATTGTTGATGATACTGTTGATGTTGATGATACTGTCGATGATACTGTTGATGATACTGTTGATGATACTATTGATGATATTATAGGAACTGACTTAGATGATGATGTTGCAGGTTCTGATTTTGTTTCAGTTATACCTAGTACAGATGTTCAGCAAGTAGGTGCAGGACAAGTGGCTACAGTTGATTCTAATATTCCACAGACTGTAGTACAGCAAGTAAGTCCTGTTAATTACCAGACAGGAACAGATACAACTGCACAAACACAGATACCTACAACAGGAACTTTTTCTGCTCCAGTTCAATCATCTGGTGTTTCTGCTGTACCATCACAAGTAACATATAAGTCTCATTATGCAGGTACTCCAGGTGCAGTTCCTCAATCACTGGTAACAACTCAACCAGGAGTAGGTCAGAGTATTACCACAGGTTACAGGACTGTATACTATGTCAATGATCTAGGACAACGTATTCCTGTTACTGAGTTTAATGGAAAAGCTACTACCTATGTTCCTCCAGGTTTCTACAAAGAGGGAACTAAGAAATCAGGAACAGATGTAACTGGTACAACTACTCCTGCTGCTGACACTACAACAACAGCAGCAAATACTGCTACAGGAACAACAAATACTAACACAGCAGGTACAACCGCTTCTGCAGTTATGGGCGGTTCTCAGGGTGGTGTTGTTCAAGGGTTTCAGACTGGTGGTTTGACTGCTGAACAATTTAAAGGTATGCAGCAGGGTCTTGTCTCTCAGACAATGCAACCTATACAAGCTCCTACTTCTATGGTAATGCCTACCGCTGCTGAGTTTATGCCAGTAGATGCAGGTCAGGTTACACCCATAGCTCCATTTGCAGAAGTTGCTACAACTGGCACTGCTGAAGTAACTAAACTACCAACAGCAATGTCAGCAGATCAAGCTACTCCTGTTGCAACATTTACAGACGTTAAAAAACAAACACAAGATTTACTTCCTCAACAAACAGCAGCACCTTCTCAGGCTGTTACAGGTCAAACACAGGACACAACTGCTGTTAGTGGCGTTCAGGCTGCACAGGGTCAAGCTCAAACTGTACAACAGGTAGCAGGTGGTCAAGCACCTGTTCGTACTTTACAGACAGGACCACAGGGAGAGGTTATTACTGGTACTGGTGTAGACCAAGCACAAGTTGGTCAAGCATTTGGAACAGGACAGGTACAGGCTGCTTCAATACAAGATGAACTAACAGGTCTTATGCAACAGTTTGAGGGTGGTAACACACCTGCATGGGCTGCAGGATCTATGCGTAGAGCCACTGCAATAATGGCAGAGAGAGGTCTTGGTGCTTCATCTCTCGCAGGACAGGCTATCATACAGGCAGCTATGGAAGCAGCATTACCTATCGCACAAATTGATGCAGGTAACAAACAACAGATGGCTATGTTGAAAGCTGAACAAAGATCTAGATTCATGCAAATGGATTTTGATCAAGCCTTTCAAGCTAAAGTACAAAATGCAGCCAGAGTATCTGAGATTGCTAACATAAACTTTAGTGCTGAACAACAGGTTGCTCTGGAAAATTCAAGGGCTGCTAACACAATGGAGTTGAGTAATCTCAGTAACCGACAAGCTGTAGTCCTGGCTGAAGCGGCCCAGTTATCTTCACTAGAAACACAAGGGTTAAGTAATCTACAACAAGCACAGGTAGCTAACGCTCAGAACTTCTTACAGCTAGACATGGCTAACCTGTCCAATAAACAACAGACTGCTATCTTTAAAGCACAACAAAATATATCATCGTTGTTTACTGACGCTGCTGCTGAGAATGCCGCAGAGCAGTTTAACGCTACAAGCACCAACCAAACTGCTCAGTTTTTTGCTAACTTAAATTCTCAGTCTCAGCAGTTTAATGCTACCCAGATAAATGCTATGGATCAGTTTAACGTAAACAGTGTTAATGCTTTACGTGAATTTAATTCTGGGTTACAACAACAACGTGATTTATTTAACGCACAAAATGGTTTAGTCATTGCACAAGCAAACGCTAAATGGAGACAGAACATAGCTACTCTTAACACTGCCACACAGAACCAAAGCAACATGGATTTTGCACAAACTATGAATGCTTTGACTGGTAAAAACTTAGATGAACTTTGGCAGAAAGAAAGGGACTTGATGGATTATACTTTTAAGTCTTCAGAGAATGGTAAGGACAGAGCACTTAATATTCTTCTAGCTGATAAACAGTTAGAGGCTGTTAGGATGGAGTTGGAGTCTGAAGAGGATGCGGCAAAAGGATCTTTATGGACTAAAATATTCTTTGGCGATAGCTTTGGCGGTATTTTTAATTAGTGGAGCAGAGATGTATAATAAAGATAGAATATTAAGTTACAGTGGTGCTTTCAGTATGCCTACTAAAACCAGTGGAGATCTTATATCTTCTCAGTTAAGTGGTATTGTCAGAAAAAGACCTAAGAAAAAACCTGAGACTACTCCTGAAAGAGAGAAGTATAGACCAGGTGACTACACAATCTTTCAACAAGAGTTAGTTGATCAGGCTTTAGAACTTAGACCAGAGACAAAACCCTTTGAACTTCGTGGTGAAGATAGTGTTAATGATTTTATATCTAGACTAATACAGGCTGAAAGTTCTGGTAGAAAAAGTATAGTAACAAAACAAGATGGTAAAAAGTATACAGGTCTTGGTCAGTTTGGTGAGGCTAGAATAAAAGATTATAAGAAAGCAACTGGTAAAGACTTTAGCATGAGTGATTTTAGAGATAGTAAAAAGATTCAAATAGATGTTATGAAGTGGCACGTATCTGACATCGATAAAAATATTGCAAAACTTGGTGACAAAGCAAAGGGATTTGACAAAGATGGTCTTCGTGCTGTAGCCCATCTTGGTGGTATAACAGGTATGAAAAAGTTTATCAGCACAAACATGAAGTATAATCCAGAGGACTCTAACCAGACCAGTCTAAAAGATTATTATAACAAGTTCTCTTTTAGCTCTAAAGATGAGACAGTAAGGGGAGAAGTATAATGGCTTTACTAGATGCACCTGTTCCTGGTCAGTCTTTAACAGCAGCACCACGTAACCCACCTTATGAAAGACCACCTGAATTATCTGATCCTGATGAAGCACTTATGGTTCATTTGAGTAGATTAAACGATCCAGAAAGAATGGAAGGTATAGTTTATTTAGTTGATAAAGGTGTAGACGTAAGAACTATTACTGAGGGTATACTTAGGAGTGCAGTTATGGAGGGTATACATAGTATAGATGTAAGCCTTGTTGTTGCTCCTGTGATACACGAATTTATTGCAAGTACACTAGACGCTGTAGAAGTAGAATACGATCACGGCTTTGATGATAAAGAAGGTGAGTCTGAGTTGAGATATTCTCAGAATGTTAACTTAGCTAAAAAAGTTTTATCAGGTGAACAGGAATTAAGTGACTCAGTAGATGAGCCAGAAGTAGAAGAACAAATAGAAATGGATCTGGAAGAACCTAAACCAGAACCCAAAGGACTAATGGCGAGGGCATAGGTATGGGATTTTTTGCAGGTGTGGTAGAAGAATTAGGACGTATGGAAGACAGGAAAGAACGTAATGATATGTTCATGCTTGATCTTCTAGAGAAACGTAAAGCAACTGTTATACCTATCTTACTTGAGAGGATAGAGAGAAACAAAGCTGAAAGAAAAGAAATATCTGGTAGACTTTCTAAAGCTATAGGTTTTGGAATAACAAAAGAAGCTGCTGCAGTTCTTGAGTCTAGTGGTTCTCTTGCTAGAATCCTTGTACCTCTTGAAAAAGTTCAGCAGTCTGATGATCCTGATAAGAAAATAAATGAAGCAGGAATAAGGAGATTAAGTGAGGTAGTACTACAGAATTTATCTGTAGATAAAATTGCTTCAGCTATGGAGTACGCATTTGATCTAGGTTTTGCGGAAGACCCAAGCTCTGATAAATTAGTTGAAGCTATATATGCTAACACTCAAGAAGAATTTGAGGGGGCTATCGCTCCTCTGATGGATTCAGCTAGTACAGGAGGTCTTACTGCTCCTAGTATAAGATCTTTCGATATAAATAAAAGAGCTTTAATAGCCTACGATCCTGCGGATCTGAAAGCAGCTAGAGAAGTTATACAAAATAATTTAATGAGCCAGTTAGAAACAACAACTAATGAGGCAACTGGTCAGTTACAATTTACTCACCCAGACGCTTCTGGTGAAATATTAAATAACGCAGTAAATTATTATGTAGAAGAGATGTCTGACCCATTAAAGTCAAGAAGTGGGGCTGAAGTTATTAAGGATATTTATGAAAGAGTAGATGCTTTGACCGAAGATCCAAGCATAGACTTGAGGGATATTGCAGAGAGCTATAAAACATTTAAAATTCCTCCTCCGTTTCAGGGACCAATGCCTTTATCTCCTGACAATGTTGAAGAAACAATTATTAATGAAGAGTATAATCAATAATGAGTACTTACGTACAAAAAGCACCTGACTCTAGTTTTATTAATCTTGTTGAGGATGATAACTTTAAAAGAGACTTAGTTAGTTTCTTTAGTGGTGGTAGGTATAAGTATACCAAAGATGAAATGAGAGAAATGGGTTTTGAAAATCTAACTAAAGATTTTATAGAACACATGAGAGCACAATCAGTCAACGAAGTTACTGCCACAAAAGATTTAAACTATGTTCGCAACAAAGACTTTAGCTACAAAGGTAAACAAGCTTTCGGTAGGCTGACTCAGGCGTGGGACAATTCTAAAGAAGCAGGTACAGGTTTCTTTGATGGTCTTGGAGACTTTGCAGAGGGTGTGGTTACAGCACCATCTACTTACTTGGGCTTTGCTAGTTTTGGTCTTGGAAAAGTAGGAGCTAAAGTAGCATCTAAGGGTGTTCAGTTAGCTGTCAGAGCAGGTCTGAAAGAAACTCTAAAGAAGAATGTAGTTAAGTCATCTATCGCAAGACAGTCCTTAAAAGAAGGGGCTATAGGTACAGGTACTGGTGCTGCTGTCTCTGGGTTTCAGGGTAAACAGCAGGGTGAAACTAGGGAAGAGCTTGGGGTAGGTCCAGAGTACACAACAAAAGATTTAATCTTTGACTCTACTGTGGGCGCTGTGACTGAAGGAACTTTTGGTGCAGCTACAGGTTATATCTCTGGTGTTGTAGGTAGAGGTAAAGCTAAAAAAGTAGCCGATGTAATGTTGGAGAGAAACACTACATTTAAGAAGCAAGCAGAAGAGGCTGCTAAAAAATCTCTTAAAACTATAGAAGATGCTTCAGACGCTGAGAAGAAACAAGCTATGAATATTGTAGCTGATATAGAAGATATACTGTCTGCTCGTGCAGGAGTAAAAGGTGCTAAGATAAAAGGTAGGTTAGACCCTGAACGTGTAGCCAAGGGCAGAGCTATCCTTAACTCAATGTCAGATCCAAAGGCAAACCCAGAGTTTAGTTCTGGTCTTTCAGCACAAACAATGAGAGGTATTGCTGCTGCTAGTGTAGATCTCATGAGAGAGTTGAAGCTAGACACTAAGGGTGGTGACATCAGAATTACTCAGGCCATAGCCAACAAGATGAGAGATGGAGATTCTCAAAAAGTATTTACGATACTCAAGAAGGTAAAGGATGAGTATGGTCTTTCCAAAGATGAGTTCTCTATGATCTACTTATCTGAGGTATCAAGAGCAGGTCAGACTCTAGGATTTCAGAGTGCTATAAAACGTGGTGCTAAGATAGATATGGATAAAGCATCTAATATAGATGTTTTATTTTCTAAGGGTGCTTCATCTATCAGTAGTCAAGACGCACAGGAGATAGCTGCAGCAGCAGTCAGAAACTCTAAAGGTGGTATTGGTTACAAGTTATTGCAAGACTTAGACACCATGAGAATATCTTTCATGACTTCTCAACCTGCTACTACAATGCGTAACTTGACCAACGTAGGTATCCTTATTGGAACAGATATGGTAGACCAGGTTAACAAGGCTATCTACAAAGGGATTACTGGTGACGCATCTCAAATAAAAACTTTTATACCTAACATGACAGCAGTTGTCAGAGGTCTTTCTTTTAACAACACAGAGGCTAAATTACTACGTCAAATTATGTTAGAGGAAATGCCAGAACAATCCATGCGCTTGTACAACCAAGCGATGAGACTTGAAGTTGGTATGGAAAGCAGTGGAGTTTTAGCCAGAGTAGGTAGGTTTGTAAACATGGCTAACACTCTTTCTGATTCTGTTTTTAAAGAGGGTATCTTCTACGGAAATCTAGAGAGACAGTTCAGAGATAAAGGTATGTCGATGTCTGACTGGTTAAGAACTAACACTAAGTTAGAAGACCTACCAGAAGGAATAGATCTGAACCTTGCTGTCGATGACGCAAACAGACTTACCATGCAGAGAGACTTCAGGGGTGCTGACTCTGTACTAGCGAGTACTACGAGAGGCTTAGTAAACTTAAATAGAAAAGTACCATTCTTGGTATCAACAGCAGCAGGTATCCCCTTTCCAAGGTATTTAGGAAACCATTTACAAACGGTATCTGATTATGCCCCTATCCTTGGAGAGATGTTACACAGATCAGGTTTAACTGAAGGTGCTAAAGATGATGCCACTAGGTATGCACGTCAAGCCACTGGGACTATGATGTTGTTTGCAGGGTATCAGATAGCAAAAGATAGAGATGGTGAAGTTGACTACGGATCTATAAAGAATGAGCTAGGATCACAAGAGGATCTCAAACCTTTACTTGGTGCTGCCATGTTTCATATGTATCTAGGTGATCAAGCGTGGAGAAAAGAGAATGGTCTTCCTACTTCTTTTGATAACACAGATCAGCTAAAGAGAGATCTACAGGATGTTCTTGGTGGTATACCAGAATTTTCTTTTGATCTTGGTATTCCTGTTGCAATACTAGATGCTGCAGCAAAACAAAAAATAACACCAGACTTAGAGAAAAAAATTGGAGATTTCTTAGCTACATTTACAATGCCAGGTGCGATAGC